CCCACCAAAACAAAAGCAATCACCTTCACCAAGCCCACCAAAACAAAAGCAATCACCTTCACCAAGCCCGCCAAAACAAAAGCAATCACCTTCACCAAGCCCACCAAAACAAAAGCAATCCCCTTCACCAAGCCCACCAAAACCATTAGTAGATAAATCCAACATATCTAAATATAATTTACGTATAGAACAATACAAAAATAAAAATTTATCTGAATATTTTATTAATAAACTAAAAACTCATATAAATAATAATGATGACAAAAATAACATATATAAAATAGGGATAAAAAAAATAAAGGTTATACTTAAAGATATTTATAAGATTAATAGATAATTTTATATTAATCTTATAAATTAATAGAATATTTATTTAGATAAAGACATAGGTGGTGTATATATGAGCTTGTATTTATTAGGATTTTTTTTTTCATTAGCAATTAATACAGACATTTTAATTATATCTCTTGTAAACTTTGAACGATTTTTCATATAATTATTAGTAACTAATTTTTCAATATTTTTTACAATATTTGGTGAATTTGTTAATTTAGATACAGCTGAATGATAAGATAATGACAAATATTTGCCGTCATTTCCATTTTTATCAGCTCTATCAGCTCTATCAGCTCTATCAGCTCTACCAGCTTTGGGTATTGATTTACAAATAGATGTTTTAAAGTCTCTATATTGATTAATTTTACATTTCTTAACGCATCTACCGGTTTTTATATTAATCTCTTTATCATTTGGGCAAATATTAAATTTATTAACACGTTTTTTTTTGTTATCTTTTATGTGTTCAATATTAGATAAAGCAGAATAATAAGATGTAGACGAAGATAATGATGTAGGCGATGTTATTTTTTTAACAGGTACTTTTCTAGGTCTTCCTCGTTTAGCAATATTTTCAGGTTTATTCTTTATTTTATTACAGCGTCCGGTTATTGGGTTTAATACTTTCCCTTTTTGGCAAATTTTTGGCGATTTAATAGGCATATATTTTTCCCTCTATATATATTCAAATAAATTATATATTATTTGCAAAAATACTTAGTCACTCCTTTTTCTTTTTTTTTGTTCAATAGTTAATATAAGAGGGTTATGATCTGAAACATTACCATATAAATAACTAACTTCTTCCCCTAAATTATATATCTTTGTAGTTAAAGTATATTCACTTTCAATAGATCTCTTAACCCAAACATGGTCTATTATATTATTACCTCTAGAATTTGTAGGATTTATAACAGCTTTAACAGCTCCAACTTTACTAGCTGAACTAGAAGTACTAACTGTTATATTTTCAGGTTCTACATATTCATAACCTTTTTCTTTTAATAAGGCAAATGGTGCATTATTCCAAGAAATAACATGATCTAAACTTAAAACTTTATTATCACTGTCTCTATGAGCGCATTTTTTTATTAAGTTTAAACCATAAGTTGTGCGCATATGATATGAAAATGAATTTAATTGGCTGGTTTCCTCTCTTTTAATTTTTACTAGCTCATTATTACGAATATCTCTATAATATGCAAATTGTTCTTCATGCATTTGTCTTAACAAAATTTGATCATTACAATAAACAGAATTAAAATCACCTAATATAATATCTGGTTTCAAATCTAATACTTTTTCCAATAATCCAAGTTTAATATTTAAATATATTTTAAAATTAAGATCATCTAATTCTAAATCTACAAAACGCCCTCCTTCTAAATGTAAATTTGCAATAGTAAGGTTAAATTCAGTATCCTTTATAATTATAGCATTCCTCGGAACAACACCCCTATAAAATTGTAGTGTCCCTTCATTATGGCTGTTAATACATGAAATAAAATGAAACCTATCATGTTTAACATCTTTTGAATATGCTTTATCACTTATAACATCGCTTGAATAATATGCTTTAACACTCTCATGTGTATCATCGTTGTCATCAATATCGTCTTCTTGCGTAAGCAACAATCCTATATTATTATCTCTTATTAGTTTAATAAAAATTTTATTAAAAATATGTGGATATGATTTATACCCATTCCATGTATAAACATTAAATGAACATATTTTTAATACAAGTTTATCTCCACCACTAATCTTCTTTGATTTTTGTTGGATTAGATGCTTATGTTCTTTTTTTATTACACCATTTTTTTTAAAGTATTTTGTTATATTAACTTTATTCTTTTTATAAATAACATAAAAAGTACCTTCCGTTGTTTTATATATCTTTCTATATCTGTTATTTATAAATATATTCATTTATTTTTATCGGTGTCTTATAAAAAGAGATACTATAAATATTTATTATAAATAGCATTTTTTGACTATATAAAGAATATTATAAATTACTATTTATATGGAAGGTTTAATAGATACACGAAACGAATATATAGAACATATACAAGATATTTTAAGCGTCGCTATATCAAAGCGTATATATGCGTTATATACTGAGACAATAGAAGATAAGAAAGGGATTAAGGGTTTTCAAAATGAATTATATAGTATTCGCAAATGGAATAATAACATAGTAAGTGATGAATATAAGAAGATAGTAAAATATACAAAATGTAAATATTTATCAAATCTCATTAAAATAATTATAATTACAACTATAAAAATAAAGATATATGAATACAAAGAACAATTTGATAGTATTAAAATAAAAATACCAAATCCAGAAGATTTTGTTCATAAATGCTACATAAATGCGGCATCATTTTCTTGGAAAAACGCATATTTATATAATAGAAACAATATTAAAGATGCTGAATATCAAAACAATCTTAATATAATTGAGGAGAATATAAGAGCTATCATTAAAAAAACATTTAGAGACTTCATACCATTTGATGAAATATTTAATCAGATAGAAGATAACCTTACAGATAATGTTAAACAATTTAAAAATACTGATGATGATGAAAATATTAAAATAAAGGATACTAAAAATAACAAAAAGGGTGATAAAATTATAGCCGACGAAGACGAAGATGAAGACGAAGACGAAGACGAAGACGAAGACGAAGACGAAGATGAAGATGAAGATGAAGACGAAGATGAAGATGAAGACGAAGATGAAGATAAAGATGAAGATAAAGATGAAGATGATAAAGAAGGTGAAGATGGTGAAGATGGTGAAGATGGTGAAGATGATAAAGAATATGAAGATGACAAAGACGATGAAGATGGAGAAGATGGAGAAGATGGAGAAGATGGAGAAGATGGAGAAGATGGAGAAGATGGTGAAGAAGAACTGAATGATGTAGTATGTTATCAAAAAGAAGAAAAAAATGTATTGCGTACAGATGATATTAATAAAATAAGTGAAAATAATATAGTAGATATATCATTTAAAAATAGCGATGACGAATACACAAAGGGCGCTAGTAAAAATGAAGAGAATGGCAAGGAAATATCATTTACCAAAAGCGAGCAAACAAATACGCAAGCGACAGGGTGGAATACTGAAAAAGAAAAAAAGGATATTAACAACGAATGGGACAATGTTAAAGGTGAATATAATGAATTATCGCAAAATAAAATGGATTATAAAAAATGTGAAAATGAAATTGTCAGCAAAAAATATGCCGATGTTGATGATGATGCAAAAAGTGTGTCAAGTGTGTCAAGTGCGTTAAGTAATTTCACAGATATAAGTCAGGTTAAAAAGATACATATTAGTGAAACTAAAAATAGAAAACCAAGTTTTTTTTAATATTAATTTATTATATTTAAAAAAGATTAAATCTTAATATTTTTTTAACATTAGAAGCCTTGACATTATTTGCTTTAACTGCTTTAACTGCTTTAACTGCTTTAACTGCTTTAACTGCTTTAACTGCTTTAACTGCTTTAACTGCTTTAACTGCTTTAACTGCTTTAACTGCTTTCGGTTTTTCTTCTTTTACTTTAGGAACCTTCACAATATTTGCTTTAGCTGCTTTAACTGCTTTCGGTTTTTCTTCTTTTACTTTGGGAACCTTCACATTATTTGCTTTAACTGCTTTTGCTACTTTTGCTGCTTTCGGTTTTTCTTCTTTTACTTTGGGAACCTTCGCATTATTTGCTGTTGTTTCATTATTTTTATATTTTTCACCAGTAATCTTGCCTCCTCCAGCACGCATTTCGTCATCTTCGTTATAGTTAGTTGGATTTCTACTCAAAGCCGCTAAATTGGGAGCGGAGGAGGACCCAATAGCGAGGGTGGTAATCCCTTTAGATGCGTAGAATCTTGCGTTTCCGCATGTATGTAACATTGAAAAATCTTCTTTAAGAACTCCTAATAATGAATATTTGCCAATACAGGAAATGCCTGATACATCTCTAGTATTAAATGGATAATTTATTTGCATAATTTCTATATTTTTTTTGTTCGTTTCTTTTATAAATTCTGTACAATCACGGTGATTACTCAAATATTCTATATATAATTTTTGAGTTTTTGCGATTAATATATCTGCTTTCGGTTTTCCTACATCCGTATCACTTGCGCAGCGGAAGAAAATCTTTTTTTGATTAATAGACAAATCAAATCCTTTTTTTTTTATGTTATCATCTATTGTTGAAGCAATAGATGTGTTAATGTCATTTAATTTTAATTCTAATTTACATAAAAATTTAACTAATATTAACAAAGATTCGCAAAGTAAAATTAGAATTTTACAACACCAGTCAGGTGTCGGTTGTTTTGTGGGTGAATGAAGATCATAATGAATAATATCTTTATATTTTACAATATATGTATTATATAATAAGATAAGTTTATCTATATAAGTAGTTACATCCATATATTTTTTATATAATTCTGAATATATTTCTATATTAATTTCTAATTCCCTTATAATTGGTGGCAAAAAAACTTGTAAAGAACGAGCTTCTTCAGGTCCACATGGGGAGCCGCTCTTGGGCCGTGCTAATTGGCCAAGTGATTTCAATCCACGATCAAAATCTGCGTATTTCTCTGGTGTTGGAGGATTTTTGACCTTCTTCTGTGCTGCAGTATATAGAAGGTCAAAATATTTATTTGATACTAAAGGTAATTCTATTTTCTCTTCAATAAAATATATTAAACGTCTTGCATGAGCAAATGCTAAACAATGTATTCTTGCATCTACAATTATAGAATTTATAAATTCTTTAGTTATGGTTGCTAGTGCTCTTTTTTCTAATTCCGTTATTTCATCCAACTCACCGATAGTTTTATCTTCTGTCTCTATAGTACTGAAAAATAATTGACGTAGTCTAACAGCTTTAATTTGCTCATCTCCTTGTCCAAAATCCTCAAATTTTAATGTAATAGACGACATAAGTCTGTCTTTTTCTATTGGTTCGTTCATTGATTGAATAATGATTAAACCATTATACATTATTTCAAACTTAATAGTTTGAGCATCATCAATAGTATCAATTGCAACTATACTTATAAATCTTTGCATAAGCGATACATCTATAGAATATTCAAGAAAGCTTGGTAATGTTCGCGGACGTACGTTACCAAAATTTTTCATCTCCTTTTCCGCGTGTTTTATTAAACGGACACTATTTTTCATATCAGTAAATAAATATGCAATAATTGCGACATTTAATTTTACATAGGCATGTTTTAACGCAATTCTTTGATGAACAATATCTGGTTTACTAATTAATTCATTAAATTCTCTCCTTATAGCTCTACTTGCTCTACTACTTATACCTTTATCTTTTAATTCTGTATCTATACGTTGTGATTGTTCGGTCCAATCATTAAAATCATTATCAGACATTAAACCTTCTTCTTTTTTGCGTGACATAGAATCTCTGTAATTCTCAAAGAAATCGTGTAAAACTAATTTATTCAAAGATGCTTTAGTTTTATCATCTTTCTTAAAAAAATTATGTGGTTCCTTCACAGACAATGCTGCTTTTTTTATAGCATCTTCATCAGGTTTTACTAGTTCTTTTCCTTTTTTTTTACCACCTCCATCTAAGGTTTCATCACCGTAATGTGGAGCTGGACAAGGTACATCTTCATCGTCAGTAGCTTTCTCTTGAGCTATAATAGCTGCTGTCTCTTGATCTATAATAGCTGCTGTCTCTTGACTTATATCTTTAACAGGAACAGGTTGACTAACTGTGTTGGGTGGAATTGTGCCATAAAAAAATTTGTATCCCAGTGCTTTTAATTTTCGTTTTAAATTTGTTTTATACCATTTTGGAATAGAATTCCAATAAAAAAATCTAATTGATGTTCCTGATGGGTTATAATTAGAAGCACTACCTGTTCCACCCAAGCAATGAATATCTAAACATAATGCTAAATTCATAGCAGATTTATCGTGTGTTAAAAAATAAATATTATCTGTCGTATTATATGGGGTCCCATCTACCTCTAAAAAATTAACTTTATTTAGAAAATACACAGCAAACATTTTTATAAAATCACCTGCTGTTTTTATACACATTAATAAACATAATACCGTTTTCTTTACTTCAGGAAGTAAGGACTGTTGCTTACCTAGCATTAAAAATGTTATTAATTCTTGAATAAGGATTTTTAATTCCGCAAAATTTGCATATGTCTTAGGGGGCGGTTTATTTGTTATTGCGAATGTTAATTTTTCAACAGTAAAATATCCATCGGCGCCTGTTTTTATAACAAAAACTTTCTCATTTCCGGATTTTGTTTTAATATTTAGTTCAAAAGTGTTTTTCGGCGTGCTAGTACCTTTTGTAATCTTAATACATATCTCATCTAATGGTCTAAACGCAGATTTTAATATACTAATTGCAAAATTAATAATACATAAACTTTTAGCTTTATCTAATCGTTTAGTATTTGTTCCAGTTACACAATCGCCACCTGAATCAAATTCTGAACATAAACCGGTTATTTGAATCGCATTGTCTGATAATCTTCTCTGGGTGCTACTATCTTTATATAATGTTCCTATTGGAGTGAAATCTACACAACAGAACTCCGGAAATCTCTCCTTATATTTTTCTTTACGCACTTGTTCGTTATTATTTGATATAATATCGTAAACAAGTGAATTTAATGAGGAATAAGAAGTAATCATATCACTATCTTTCTGAACTTCTGCTCTATCTTGAATAAATTGTAATTTCTTTGCTAATGGGTTACTAACATCACTGTCCTTATAATTAGAAAACTCCGTGCATTGTAAAATTCTATAATCGCATCGTGTTGAATGTACATCAAGAAAATCCTTCATAGTATCAATTAAAAACCCTTCGCATAAGCATTCTTTCTTTCCCATAATATCTTGCTTAAGTACCTCCAAAACAGCGGCGCCAAGACAGTTGCTATCATAAATATACTCTAAATTAGTTTCAAACATTAAATCAAAATTGACTGAATTTATATCATTTTCACTATAATTTGGTTTTTTTGGATGACATATTTGATAGGGTATTACACTCATATACAATAAAGTTCTAATATATAAATATATAAATATATTTATATATATATATATTATTTACAACAAAATATGTTAAAGAAAAGTTCGTATTGTTTCCTTTGTTATTCAGCAGATAATATTATATATACTAAAACATTATTTATTTGTAAGAAATGTAGTGTTCCAATAAAAAAATGTGATATATGTGGACTTTCTTGCGATGATAAATGTTTAGAGTTATTTAATAAATGTATATCAATATCTAATTCTTAATATGATGACTGCTTCTTTACTTTTATAAGTTTAGAGTTTTTCTTTTTAACAAATACACCTGGATCATAATCTTCTATGTCTTCACCATCATCGTTTGTCAGACCCATTAAATCGCGCTGGTCTTGTAAAGATTGCATTTCCCAAAGATCAGGAGCGCACATTTTATAATGCGGATCTTCTGCTCTGTACCAAAATACAATATCAGATATGTTATTTGATTGCACCTTATTATCAATAACTAGACATTCGTAATTTTCGGTACATTGGTTCATTACTTGGTTGAATACATCAAATGTAGGAAACATCCCAGCATAATGATTGTATATTTTTTCTCTTTCTTTAACAATATTATTACGAAAAATAAAAACATAGTCAATATTTGAACGTAAGTCAGGAGGTAATCCTAACCCATGTTGCATAGTAATTAATAAGAATATTTTGTAATGCCTCCCATTCATAAAAATACACCTAATATTTTTATCTGTCATCGCAGATTTATTATACATACAATCATCTAATATTAGAAAAGCGCGCGGGTCAATAGAGGATGTTCCATGTCTAGACATTTCTCTTTTGCGCTCATTTGTTATATTTATTTGCCTTGTTAAAAACTTACTTATTAGTTTTTCTTCTAATTCGTCATATATTAACATTTTTGGAATAAACTTTTCAAAATATCCATTGGCACGTTCTGTTTGCGAAACTACAACTCCGACTGGTATATCCTTGTTATAACTAAGAATGTCTTTCATACAATAACTTTTTCCTGTATTACGCTTTCCAATAAAAACAACAACAGAATCATTCTTAATTCTTTTTGGGTCAAACTTTTTAAGTTCTAGTTTCATTTAATTAATAATAACAAAAATAATATATTATATGTATCACATCAAATATTATATTAAGAATATATTTAAGAATATATTTACTATAACATTTAAGATTATTACATATATATTATATTTATGAATCATTATTGGATTAACATAGATCGCTCAATAGATAGAAGAGCTTTTATGGAGGAGCAATTTAAAAATAATAAATTAAGTAATAAAAGAATTTCCGCAATAACACCAAATGATTTTGATAATGTATTAGAAGATAAACGTCCTTTAACATGTAAACATCCAGGTTGTGTAAGTTGCGAATACGAATTTGCTTGTATTTCTAGTCATATTAAAGCACTTATTGAAGGATTAAAAAATAAAGATAATGAATGGTTTGTTGTTATGGAAGATGATATTGTAATTCCTTTTGATATTAATTATAATAAACTTATTAGCGAATTGCCTAAGGATGCCGAATTAGTTCAATTGCTAATTTTATATGGACCAACCGTTAAACACCTTTATCATATGTCAATTACCCACAATGTTCATTTTATAAAATGGCAATATTTATTACCTTCAACCGGAATGTATATTATATCTCGCATAGGAGCTGATAAATTAGTAAATAAATTTTTTAAAAATAACAAATATAATTTTACTTCTTGCGAATACCAAGTTGTAGCTGATGTTGCGTTATATTCTTCAATAACCTCTTATGCCACAACATTTCCTTTCGCATATCCTAACATAGATTTAATATCTGAAATTCATCCGGATCATTATGAAGCACATAAAAAAACTGTTGTAGATATTAAAAGTGTTATAGATACAGCAACATTTAATAATAAAATTCCATATATATAAATATACATTCATAGATATATTGCTCTTACATAGAATGTTCCTTAGAAGAACTCTTATCAACAATGTTATATTTTTCATTAAAAAAATAGATTACTATTAATTGTTTACGGTGATCTCTTAATTTATCTGTGCAATATAAGATATAAGATTCATCTTTCCCATTTAAATTTTTATTTTTAATCCATAATTTGAAAAGATTATTATATAATATAACTGATTCATTAATAAGCGGGTATTTGTCAATTTTATTTGTTGCCAACATCTGAGCCTCTTCAGCAAGTCCAATTATATGTAAAAAATGCTTTGTAATACAGTCACGGCATCTTTTATTTTTATTAGTAAGATGTTCCTCTAATAATATTGATTGTTTAATAATTTGTTGCATATTATATCGCGGATCGCTTACAGGATCAATAGAATCACAAGTAGAAGTACAAGAACCATCATTTTTTTGCTTGTTATAATTTATATTTAAAAGAGTAGCTTTATTTGAACCGTTTCCATAACCAAAGTTATGATCACTGTTATAATGGATATACCATAATATTATTATTGTAGATAGTACTATAGCAAAAACAATAATTATTGTTTCTAATATATTCATTAAATAAATATTAATTCTACTAATATCACAGAAATATATATTATATATATTATTAACATAATAATAATAGATATAATGATTATTGAAGATTTGGAAGGATTAGAGGGATATAAAAAACTTGGTAGTTATTTGATTGAAACATGGAAACATAAAGGAGCTGGTCCTAGGATATTATATAATAAAAACAATGACAGTATCCTTCTATACTCAACAATCTTTCTGTTATTTATTAGTTATCGTATTATCGTAATAACTTATTAACTTATTATCTTTTCATTTTTTTCATTTTACATTCGGTTAAATAAAGTATTATCTAAATAATCCTAAACAATCCTAAATAATAAATATTATATTATAATAGAATATATAAAAATGTTTGGTTCCGCAGAATTATTTTTAGAACATTTTTACGCCGGAGCAAAAACTGGTTCAAGTGTAGCGTCAGGTGCAATAGCAGGTGCTTCTACCGGAGCATTAGTCTCAGGAGGCTCGGCAGCACTTATGAGCAATTCAGGATCTAATAATGTTGAGAAATGCCCTCTAACAGATGATAGTCTATACTGTCAAGTCAGTAGAACAGCAGGTATTACTGGGATGGTAGTTTATATATTACTCATGATTATATTTGTCTTGGCATTTTTTTACTTTCTTTATTATATGTTTTTTAGAAGTGGAGGAAGTAATGTTAGTAAAAGTATAAGGAGTGGAAGAAAATAATTACACAAAAGCAATTTATTTTTATATAGTAATATATATTTGTATTTACATATGTTTTACTAATTTAATTTATCTTAATTAAAAAATGATTGTTTATCTTAATAAAAGATAGTATAGTAATGTTATACATTTATGTTCTGCTATTACAGAATGATAAATATTATATTGGTAAAACATCAAATCCGCATTTTAGATTTGAGAATCATTTTACAAATAAAGGGTCTGAATGGACGATACTTCATAAACCAATAAAAGTATTAGAATTAATACCTAATTGCGATGATTATGATGAAGATAAATATACATATAAATATATGGATATATATGGAATTGATAATGTAAGAGGCGGTTCTTACACTTCTACAATATTAGATAAAATAACAAAGGACCAACTTATAAAAATAAGTAATAGCATAAATAATAGATGCTTCACCTGTAATAAACGCGGTCATTTTACAAGAGACTGCGAAGATAGAGTTATAGTACATCAACCAGCACCTGCGAAATTAATACCACCGCCACCATCTAATGATTTTATTAATCTAGAAACATTATTGAAATATTCACCTAATATAATGCTACAAAATATCAAAGATTTAGATATAATTAAACAGCTAAAAAATTATAAAATAAAAGTAGGTGATAGAATATTAAATTATAACAAGATTGAATATAGTTCATTAAATGACATTATTGATGATGCTACAAAAATATATAACTATGATGAAAATGATTTAGCCAAAATACCTGGAATTAGCACTACACATATTGCAAAGGAAATAAAAGATAAATATTTGCTTCCTTCAAAAATTGGTTTCTATCAAAATATAGCGGAACTACTTGATAAATTATCAAAAGATAAATGTAAATTAATTCAATCTGGTTGTATATTTTCAGAGATTGAATATAGTATTATAAATAACACTTAGTATATATTAGTATACTAAGGTAATAATAAATATATGAAAGTTGATAACGTGTATAATGTTGTACCCCACACTGTATCAATAATGGATGCTAATACCTCTGTATCTTTGTAAATTGAAAGCGATGTAAAATTATATATCCCAAAAATAGAAAACCCAACAGCCCCTCCATACATAAGAGATTTTAATAACTTATTTTCAATACTATTATTGTCCCCATTTTTAATATTTTGTAATGTGAAAGGTATAGCGACATATATTATTGAAAATAGTATAATTATATATGTAATTATAGCGTGTTCATATCGTAAATTGATAGCTGATTTTTGAACTTTTTGAATAGCTTTTGAATATGTTGAAAAGTTAAATGAAATCCATGCTATATCTAAAAATATAATTACTAAACATATTATAAAATATTTTAAATATATATTCATAGTATCTCTATGTACAAAGTAAATATAATTAAATAATTATCATAGATTATTTTGTTTATCCATTTCCTTTCCAAAAATTAATTTCGCTTAGGATTGCCCTCTCATATAATGTTAATTTATTGTTAGCATCTTCAAATTGCTTTTTATTTATTTTTTCTTGCTCTAATAATAGTTCATCAACTATTGATTCAAAGTTAAATTCATTAACAGATTCTAAAACAGGTCTAAAACTTTTTCTTCTATATTGCATATATCTACGGTTGTTAATTTTATTAAATTTTAGAATTGTCATTTTTTGCATCTTTGATTGGAATGATTATTCTATTATTATCTAGTATAACTAATCAATTTATATTTTATATATAATAATATCTATAAATATAATATCTATATATATTATCTATATAATGCATTGTTTAGGCTGTGCTATATATTTACCTACAATTAATGATATACTTCAATATTTCAATGTGAAGATATTCTAAATTATTAACTGTCTAATTCATTAACAAATCTAAAATGACAGTGATTACTTACATCAATATATTTACCTTTTTCATCTTTTTCACCACCATAATATTCTCGTATATCTTTTGGCATATTTTTAAATTTACGCATATCCTTAGATTCCGAAATAGGAACATTTTTAAATCTTTCATATATTTTCATATGATCAATATTAATTGCTTTATCAGTATCAGACTTGAATCTTGTTCCTTGTTTTGTCATTTCTTTTATACTCATAATACCACCCAAAAACAAATCTGTTTCTTCTAAAATTAGTTCTTCTTGAATTGCGTGTTTGTATAATTTAGAATTATGGGTATTTTCTAGAATAATATTATCACTTAATAAAATTCTAATAAAATATATAAATTTATCTATACCTTCATCACCATCAAGCGTAGATTGATAATAAAAACCTGCTCGTTCTAATAAAGTTTCTTCAAGATTTTTTATCAAATTAAATAATTCAATATATTCTTTTGAATTGGGGGATAAAACATTTTCTCTCCCAAGTTGTTTACTAGTTTTAGTATTTCCTTTTAATGTTTTACTAATAAATAATAAATATTTTTCTGATACAGAACTAATAATTTCCATTAATTTAGTAATTCTTTTATGGCACCATTGAAAATGTTTTTTTAAATTTTCGGTACTTGCTAGTTTATATTTAACAAACAAATGGTGCCAATCTCTTATATATTGTATATGTTCGCCAACTAACTCCCCCTTTTTAAATAAAGGGTTTATGGAGCCATTAAGATATGCTCCAGCATCCCTAAATCCCTCTATTTTATCAGCATATATTTTACCATCTTCTTGTTTCTCTTGTAAATTTAGTTTTTTATTATCATGATTAATGCTGTTAAACTTAAATATTGAATCAATTAGGAAATTATTAATATTATATTTACACTGGTCTGTGCGATTATTTTTATAGTCTTTTAACAATATACCAGTAGATATAGGGCATTTATTGAATTGTGTTCCTGCTATTTTATCCTTTGTTTTACTTACACCATGAATAAATATATAGTCTATGCAAGGTATACCAAGTGCTTTATAACAATCCTTAATAAAGTGTTGATGTACGCTATATTTAATATCTTCTAAACTTCCTGAAATTAATGGTACCCCTCTATCAACATATAATTCATACTCTTGACCAAGACTAAAATATAAAAATTCATCCTTTCTTTCGCGATGTGTCATACCCCATTTATCATTAATTAATTTATTGTTTAAATTACTACGCTTTACTTTATATATTTCTAAATTTTCTTTATATGGAACATCTTTATCAGTTTTCCATAAATCACCTAAAATATAAGCACATGTAGGCATTACATTATTATTTACAGTTATTCTGTAAGTTACATATTTATTAACCTTTGTAATATTTAGATCGAATAATTTATTATATAGTAAATTAGTTTGGTCTCTTGTTGGTGATCTAAACAAACGACAAAGAATAACACGTATTCCTCCTACATCAAATTCCATAATAATTTTAATTCTAGATAATGGTAAAATAAGTATTTGGTTTAAATTGTCATTTAAATTTATATATGAATGTGTATTATCCACCTCTATTATATAAATAAGACCAGTGTTATTTATGCCAATACCTGAATAATGTGAAGCTGTATAAACATTTAAACTTGTTGATAAAAACCCTAATATTTCTATATCTTTCTCCTTACCACCTATACTATGTAATCTATTTTTAGTTCCGTGATATAGATATATTTTATTATTTTTATATTTAGGATTAATAGTTTTATCTTTATAAATTCCAATAGTATTTGCAATTCTATTTGTCATATCAAAAATCCTAACCGTATCCAGAAGAGATTTTACAGAAGCATATTCATCTGTTATTACCTTGTATATTGTTTCATTCAAATATGTACTGTATGGTGAAATGCCATGATTTTTATATTCTAATTCTAATAGATGAACAGTAGGGGGGTCTATATCAAATGGTTGCCATTTAGTTGACATAGGATAACAATATTTTTGATTTGTAAATGAATCAATATTTTTGTGATTTAAAGGTATCCATGAAAATAACGGATAAGTCCCTGTATATTCATAGTTATAGTAGATTTCTTTCTTATGTTGATTAATATTTTTTAAAATATATGTTGGAGATTGTGCGTTAAGTGAGTATAATATATTCTTACGTATCATATCATTGCCTCCATATTCAGTATCATTATTACCATATGAAAGATCTTTCATATCTTTTATTATTATTTCATAATGGAGATTGTTAATTGTTGCTTCTTTCTTTATTCCAGTTATAGTTGGAAGTTTTCCCAATCTATTGTTAATTATACCTGTAAGTTCTGAAAAAGGTCTATTTGTACCTATTGTTTTATCTATACTTGCGCTAAAAATAGTTTTAGGCAATAAACCATTTGTTATATTATAGTTTATATTTAATTTGTCAATAACTTCCTTAGCATATTTTAATGTATCAGGAAATTTATAATTATTGAAATTTAACCCAGAATGAAAACTGTTATTAAGTTTATTATATTGGAGCATATGACTAATATAATTATTACCAGCATTAGGGTCATATCTATAAGCTTCAAAAACATGCTGGCGATTTAGTAATGTATTAAGATGATAATTTTCTATTGTTTTAGGTTCTAAGTTGATATTAGTATGAGTTACATCTCTTGTTAAATCATTCTTCTGATATATTATTTTTGTACTACCTTTTGTAATACCATAAAACAGTTTTTTGAATTCTTCCCAAGGAACTAACGATTTGCCTTCATCATAATATTCGCCAAATGTTTTATCATACATAAATAGTTTAAAATCTAATTGAGATGTATAATCTAAATATAATTCATCATAATAATATGGTAAATGTAGATATTTTGTGTACATTAAAATAATAATTGAATTAATTACATTTGATATATATTTAAATTCATTTAATACACCGTCTTTATCGCAATTATCATTTAATTCATCACAACATTTATTAAATTCATCAACAAGTTCTTCAATATATTTATCAATAATTGGTATGTCGTTCTTCATCTTTTTCTTCGTTTCTTCAAGTTCCAGACGTTTTTCTTCCTTCTTTTTTTCAAGTGCAATACGTTTTTCTTCTTTCTCTTTTTCGCGCTTGAGACGTTCTTCATCTTGTGCTTTAGCCATAGCCGTGCTTATATCATTATAAATTTCCAAACCTTTGATATTAACTATTTTTTTTATTGATTTTTGTAGTTTTTCATTTTTATCAAAGGTAAAATAACATTTGGTCAAATAACTTTGAAGTATTGGATTTTTTAAACCAATCTCCCTATTTGTTATTGGATTATTAACCTTTAATAATTTAATTTCTTTTGCTGTCTTGCCCCGTTTCTTAATTCTTATTTCTTTTACTAAATTAATACATTGAGTTTCATTAAGTTTATTAGCATTTGTACTCAAAGTTGCTGATTTGTTTGCTGCCGCATAACTGCTTCTAGGTGAAAAATCAAGTTTAGCACTTGACTTACTTGAACTACTTGACTTACTCGACTTTGACCTTGGTTTATTTGTTGCTGCCCCAGGAGGTGATTTGCTTCTTGGTTTATTTGCTGCTGCTCCCGGTGGCAAATTGCTTCTTGGTTTATTTGTTGCTGCCCTAGGTGGCGATTTGCTTCTCATAGTAGCACCAGCAGGTGAATTACTTCTCGAAGAAGCTGTGCCAGGAGGAGGCGTTGTCCCTGTAATTAAGTTTGGCGATGGTCGAGACCGAACATCATATAAATACCATTCGTCTATAAAATTTAAAACATGAAACATGTATTTTAAATTTTGTCCGTTTATAGTTACAAGTTTTTCTCTCCATTCACCCCAATAACATTTAGATAAAAAACTGATAGTAATAGGACTATCTATTTGAACCTCTTTTTTTGTTATTGGATTAATCCATTCTGTAATATTATGTGTATATAAATGATTTAATAAATATTTACAATGAGCTTCTGTAATTTCATCATATCTACTATAAAGTGTTTTTAAACTAGGATTTGCTTTTTTAGGTTTTAATCGTTGAAAGGACATAATATATTTATACTACTTTATAATAATATATTTAAAAAAATAAGGTTATTAATATATAACATTTCCTTACCTGATATTTTACAATATTGCCATTATTTACCTTGTTTATACAGCTCTACAATAACAATGGTCACTAATGTCAAAATATCCATCCTTGTCAAGCTTAGCATCTTTGTAATATTCACGAAATACTTTTGGCATATCTTTGTATTTCCGCATATCTTTTGATTCTTGTATAGGAATATTTTTAAATGATTCATATATTTTGTCATGATCAATTGGTTTAGTATCCTTAGTATCTGGCATTATTTGAGTATTTAGCTTCTTAATATCCTTCATACTAAGGATACCTCCTAATAATGAATCACTTTTTTGTTTTCCTTCGTATAAAATTAAATCTTCAAGTATGGGATTTTCATATAATTTTGAATTATGATAATTAATATGTGTTTCACTTAATATTTTTCTAATTATCTTTATAAAAGGAATAATACCACCATCGCTTGTACATTTTTTATAAAATGAACATCGGTGAAGTAATGTTTTTACTAGGTTTTCTATCATAAGATTTAATTGGAATGATTCTTTTGATGCTCTGTCTAATATTCCTTTCTTATCAATAGAAGTATCTTTTATTTTTCCAATTAATTTATCATTAATAAATATTAGATAATTATCCTTAATTATCTTGATATTTTCTATTAATTTATCAATTCTATTATTACACCATTGAAAATGTTTTGTTAAATCATCATCGCTTGCTATGTTATACTTAGTAAATATTTTTTGCCAATTTCTTATATATTGAATATGTTCTCCAACATCAGCATACATATTAAATAATGAGTTGTGTGTACCTTGACAATATAAACCTGCATCTCTGAATCCCTCAATCTTATCAACATATATACCATCTCTCCGTTTATCAAGATCACCAAGAATAGTTAGTTTTTTATTTTCATTTTTAATACTATCAAATTTGAAAATACAATCTATTAAGAAATTATTAATATCATATTTATAATGATTTGTGCTGTTATTTATATAATCATCTGCTAATATACCAGTAGATATAGCATTATTAACAAATGACGAATGTATAAATATATAATCTAAACATGGTATGTCAAGAGATTTATAGCAGTCTTTAATAAAATGTTGATGTATACTATATTTTATATCTTCAAAACTTCCTAATTTTAATTGTAAACCCCTCTCTATATATAATTCATATTCTTGACCAATGCTAAAATATAAAAACTTTTCTTGTAAATTTTTTGTAGTTAAAGAAGTATTATTTATTATCTTATTATTTAATTTACTTCTCATTATTTTATATACTTCCATATCTTCATGACCATATTCTTTATTTATTTTCCAATATTTACTTAACATAAAAGCGCATATTGGCATTTCATTATTATTTGTTTTAATTCTATAGCTAACATATTTATTGATATCTGCTGTGGTTGGCTTATTTAAATCTAATAATTTATTATATAAATTATTATTAATATCAATAGATGGTGTTCTAAATAAACGACATAATACCACGCATAAATTATCAAAATTAAACTCATACAGAATTTTAAGCCTTGAATTTGGTAAAAGTAAAAATTGCCTTAATTCATCATTTAAGTTTATATATGTCTGTGTATAATCTACTTCAATTATATAAATAATCCCTGTATTATTTACACCAATCCCAGAATAATGTGATGATGTATACATATTTAAAGTTGTTGATAAAAATCCTAATATTTCTATTTCTTTTTCTTTCCCTCCTATACTATGTAGCCTATTTTTTGCACCATGATATAAATATATTTTGTTATTACTATATTCTTGCTCTTCTTTTCTTGATTTACTTTTGTATATTCCAATAGTATTTGATACCCTTAATCGCAATTCTTCTATCTTCTGGGGATCTATAAGCGATTTTATAGAAGTGTATTCATCTGTAATAATTTTATAAATTATATCATTAAGGTCTTTACTATATGGCGCAATACCATTATTTTTATAAAACCTATCTATTTCTTTCTGTTCAAATTGATTTATTCCTAATGGTTGCCATTTGATAGCATTTGGATAATTATATATTGTAGTTGTTTTAGTATGATTTAAAGGTATCCAAGTAAAAATTGGGTATGTTCCAGTAAATTCGCTATTATAATAATATTCATTATATAATATCTTAGAGCGTCTATAAGGTGGAATTTTAGCATTAAGAGAATATAATATATTTTTGCGTATCATATCTTTGCTTCCATAATCTGTTTCATTGTTACCAAATGAACGTTTGTCCATTTCTTTTATTACATCCTCATAATAATCATTTTTATAGGTATCTTCATTTGCTATACCATTTATAGCTGGTAATATTTTAAGCCTATCATTAATCAAAGTAATTATAGCTGTGAATTTATCAGAAACTTCTTTATTATCATTTGTAAATATATATTTAGGCAATACACTATTTGTTATTTTGTAATTAAAAGGTATATATGGTTTTTTAGTGCTATCAAATGTATTTCTAGCATAATCCATAGACTCTGGAAAATCTTTAACAGGTAAAAATTTTGTATTAACCAAATTATATTTAAGTGTATATGTTTCAGTATACTTTTTGTTATGACGCGGAAGTTGTGGATATTCAAATACATATTGGCGATTATATAAAGAACACATATAATATGTATCAATTGTTTTAGGGTTGAGTTCTGTTCTTATATTTGATACTTGTAAATCATTTTGTTGATATATTATATTTTTTGAATTATAATTATACATAAATGTGGTTTTAACATTTAATCCCATTGACAATAAATGATTATGGAATATCTCATCGCACATATATATTTGGAATGGCTCATTTTCTTTTAAAGTATTATTATTATATAGATTAAGATGAACATATTTTACGTGTAAAATAATCATAATTGAATTTACAACATTCGCAATATAATGATGACTTTTTAATATTCCTTTTGAATCGCAATTTTTTATTAATTCATCACAGCAATTATAAAAATATAATATACAGATATCAATATAATCATCTATGTCTTTTACAATATTACTTGGTATTACCGGCTTTGCTTTAATAGCTGGTTTACTTTGACCTTTTGAAGTATCAAACATTAATTCGCTAACATTTATTAATTCCTCAATTATACTTTTAACATCTTTATTATTAAAAGAATAATAACATTTTGTCAAAAAACTTTGAAGTATAGGACTATCAATACCAAAAAATTTTTTTGTTATAGGATTAATAAATGTTAATTCTCTAAATTCTGCGGATGTCCTAGTATTATTTATTTTTTCTTTAATATATTTTACAAATTTAAGACAATCATGTTCTGTAAATTTTTCAGAGTTTTTATTAATATTCTTAATGCTTATTGGATTAAAAGAAAGTGGTTTTCTAGTCATTGGCCTTCCCATCGCTACAACTGGCGAATTGCTTCTTGGTTTGTTTGTCGCAGCTCCTGGTGACCCTGGCGAAATACGTTTTACAGCTGGTGGAGAAATACGAGGTTGTATAGCTTGTTTAGGAGGCGAATTGCTTATAATTCTAGAACCTGCTGGTGAATTGCTTTTTGGTTTAGTTACGACAATTGCTGGTAATATATTAAGTTTTCGAACATCAAATAAATATTTCTTGTCTATAAATCTCTCAATATGTTCTTTATATGTTAATTTTTCACCATTGAAAATAATATCTAAATCTCCCCATACATAATAACATTTAGATAAAAAACTAATAATAACATCACTATTCCTATTTAATTCTTTCTTAGTTATTGGATTAGTCCAAGTCAATTTTTTACTATCGTATAAAAATTCTAATAATTTCCAACAATGATATTCAGTAATTTCATCATATTTACTATAAGGTTTAGATATAGTCTTTTTATACGATAATTTTATTATTGTCGCCATTATACTTTAATATAAATAAATAAAAATAAAGAAACTATCAACTCATTCCTATGTAATGGTACCAGGTAATACTAGCTTGCTATCATTCCAATTTTTTGCTGCCAATTTCATTAATTCTTTCCTCTCTGTATCTGGAAATTCGGTAGTTAATCGCGCCATTTCATCTTTAATAAATAGATTATATTTACTAGGTAGCTTTTTAATAATAACTCCATCACAATCAAATTTAACAGTTCGTTTTTTACTTACACCTATTTTAGATGCTTCTTTAAACGCATTAACGGCGAGTTTTTTAATATCATCGATCGCATATTCTTTTTCTTCATCTAAAGCTAATCGCAAGCATTCCATAATTTTTTTACCAGATACATTTTTTGAAGAACTCATTATATGTAATAATAATAAATAAGTTTTATATAATTTTATATATATATTAATATAATAAGGGATTTATTAATAAATGGATGAGTTTCTTCTAAAATTTTTAAGTTATGATGATTTTAAGGATAAGATAGAATATAATAAAAAAATTAAAGAATTAAATAAAATTCTAGATAAAATATTATATTTATGTAATAATATTAGTTATAAAAGAATAAAAAATTTATACATAAATATAATTGAAAATTATAATTATTATAATGAAAAAGAAGGTTCTAGTAATTTTGATAGTATAGACACAAAAGAAACAGAGGATAATGATGAAAATATTAAAAAAATTTATGAAGAGATTGAAAAACAAATTTTCAATTTTGAAAAAGAATATAATGAATTTAAAGAATTAGAGTACTATAAAAAAGATAATATAAAAGATTTTCAATATCAAAATAATTATTTAATAAATAAACTAAATAATATAATAAGTACACTAAATATGTTAGATGAGAAGGATAAGAAAGTTGACAAAGGTGAGAAAGAAACTATTCATTTTAATATATATCTAATTAATAAAGACAGCCTCGCCTATATATTTATAGGTTATCACATATTAAAAAATGTTTTATTTAAAAATTCACATTTTATTAAAGTCAATGATATCAATGATACAAAAAAAGAAAATGAAGAAGAAAATGAAGAAGAAAATAAAATTTTAGAAATTAATGAAAAACTAAATAAAATATATATTACATATTTTAATGAAAGATTAAAAACGCTAAAAGACAAAATAGAAGACATAAAAGACAAAATAGAAGGCCTTAAAAAAAATATACCAAATGGTAAATCATTATTAATTGATATACCAATAGCTAGACCAGTTGATGATGATATACCAATAGCTAGACCAGTTGATGATGATATACCAATAGCTAGACCATTGTATGTAAATTAAAAATGTATAACCTATTTATTTAATATTTAAGTTATTTATTTCCATTATTGCGAAGCTCCGCAATTTCAAGTTTTAACTCATTTAATTCTTTTTTTAGATATTTTATAGATTCCACGAATAGAGGTGCCAACTTTTCATAGTTTATTGTTAAATAATTATCACCACTTTTAGATACAATATTATTATAATTATCACGCACCATATCAAATGGTGCCAAGGATACTATTTCCGGAAAAATATTTTGTACTTCTTGTGCACTTAACCCTATCTCATTTCTTTCTTTAAATCCATATTGTTGTGCTAACTCATTTGGGATATAATGAAAACCATTTAATTTGCTAATTAAATCTATAGGATTTCTTATATTAGATGTTTGATTTTTTAATCTATTGTCAGAAAACTGGTTTGCGTTTATGGGCCCACCTGCTACTACAAAGCCGGTAACAGTTACATCACCTTCAATATATAGTTGACCTGTTATATTAACATTACTTGAATAATATATATTACTATTTGTAACAATCCATGGAGACTTACTAACTATTAAATCACCAAAATAATTACTCGCAGATAATATATAATTGCTAATATTTGTATCACGGAGATCTAATTGTTGTATTAATATATTACTTGTTGATAGCACATAATTACTTGTATTAACTATAACATCTATATTATTACTTTTATAATTACCATTAATATTTATATCTCCATTATAGGAAAGTGTTAAAATATTTATATTATCCTTATTTTTAGCTTCTAAAATATAAGCATAATCAGGAGTATTTTGTCGAATAATTATCGCCGGATATAAAGCATTATTAGTCACCTCTAATCGTTCAGCAGTATATACGGTTGTATTTAATGTTGTAGTGGCACCTTCAATTATTAAGTTATCTCTTACCGTTAAATCTCCATTAATAGAAAGATTATTATTATATGTATTATCAACTATAAATTTATTACGAGAACCAGTATTTCTAATCATATCAGTATTAAGATTATAAATTCTGTTTGAAATAATATTACTTGTTGACATAATATAATTACTACTACGTACTATATCATTATTTATACGTGTATCAAAAATATTATATAAATTATTTTTGTGTGAGTTAGCTATATTTGACGAGATATCATATATACTATCTGACAGACTGTCTATAACATTAATTCCATTACTATATATTTTTCCATCAACATATAAATCATTACTTGTATAAATACTGCCATAAAATATTGTATCTCCATTATTTTTAATTAATAATCGGTCTGCTGTTCGCGAATTATCTTTTAAAGAAATTCTCAAATTACCATCATAACTATATATCTCATTTCGTACATCATTAATATCTGGTGTATTTTCAACTGTATTAGCTAATGTTATATGAGGGTTTACACCTTGTATATTAATTTTATTAACCTGTACATTTATATTTGAATTATTAACATAACTTCCATAAAATTCACTTAATATAATTACATTACTAAAACTAGAAATTAATTCCTGTGTCCCTGTAATATTTCTTGCACCGTTTATTGTAAATGTATCTACAAATTTATTTGAGCTTAAATATTTAATTTCGGTATTATATTTAGTGTCTATTATATTATTATATATTTGTAGATCTATTACATTTTTTATATTTGTATCTGTATTATTATTATATTCTAATATATAATTCGAAGAAATAATATCATTTATATTACATGTTGTACTTGGAAAAATATTAGAGCAAAATAAAGTTATATTATTAGTTCTTTTTAAATCAAAGAAATTTTCATAGCGTATATCATTCTTATATCTGAATATATTTGAAGTTTTTGTTGTTAAATATACAGTGGCATCTATTTCTTGAATTGTGTCTACATTTGTTAAGGTATTATTAAAAAATGTTTTTGAATTAGTATAATTATCAATAGTTGTATCTGGGAAATATGTATATATTTCATTATCTAAATTTATGTTAATAAAATCTCCTTCTACATTAATATTAGATGTAGTTATAAAATTATATGTTCTTATCCCTGATAGATTTGGTATATTATATTTATTTTCAAATATACATGTCGTATTAAAAATATATTCATTAGAACCTTTAATTAAATATTTATTCAGAATAAATTTATTAGAAGTTACATAATTATTTATATTTTTAGAGCCTTTATATATAAATACATTATTATCATAATTTAATAAAGGTTCTATATCAAATAAATATTTATCTTGATCAACATTAAAAGTTACTTTATAGTCTGCATTAAGAGATACTTTATTAGTCTGAATGCCTACAGAGTTATAATTATTATTTGAAGTAATATTATTAGTATTATTATTATAATAATACTCTATAAATAAGTTGGAATATACAGAACTATATGATATATTTTTAGTAATATAAGATTTTTTATAATAAACATTTTTTGCGTCTATAGGATAACCATTAATATCTATATTAATAACATTATCATTTTGTGTAGTATATATATATTCTGTAGATTTATATGTTTTATTAATATTATTCCAGTTAGAATTAACAGTATAAACTAAATTAAAATTACAAGTATTAGTTTCAGCGCTTGTATAAATTCTATCTTGTGTATATCTTTGATTAATTAACAATGGGAGTTCATCTAATTCACTATTAATGACAACAGTTTGTTTAGGATTTATTTCATTAAAACCATATCTTGCGCCTTTTCGCATATTATTATTTTCATTATAAGGAGCTATTGTAAATATATTCGTAGTCAATCCGTCTCTGTCTCTTAATTGATTAACAGTAGAAGGAATATCATCAACATCAATTGTAAATTTATATTTACTTGTATAATTTCCTGATGATAATATTGTATATTTATTACGACTTCCAGAAGTATTAACCATATTTATTTTGACAGGTTTTTCAATATTTGTTATTTGAATACCGCATTTATTATTATCATCTATATGTAAAGTAATATTACTGTCGTATTCATTTACTCCATATCCTAAATGCATATATGATGTTTTTGAAAAAGAATTATTATTAAACTCAATAAATGGATAATATTCTTCTTTTGAATAATAACTAAATGTTAATTTTGTATTATTAACATGTTGAGTATCCTTAGAAACATTAAATTTGATCATATTATTAATATTAGTTGCTTTTCTAGCATCATATGCTGTTGTAAATTCATTATTTTTATAAATGCCTAATTCTATAGATGAATTCACCACAGCAGATGAATTCAAAATATTTGGATATGTAATAAACTTTGCTGTAGAAAATTCATGATTATTTTGCTTAACAACAAATGGAATATTATTATTAACTGTTGAATCTACTATAATTGATTCAATCGGCTTCAAAATAATATTCTTTCCAGAATATTCTATATCATCGTGATTAATAAAGTTTTTATAAATAAAATTAGATGTTGATACAACATTTACATAGTATTCTAATTCGCTTAATTTTTCTAACTTTTTAAGACGAAAATTAAAGTTATTACTATTATTATCTATAATATTAATATTACCATATACATCTAAATCTCCGTAAATTGACACTGCTGATATTGAAGATTTTTTCATAAATTCATATGATACATCTGGATTATTAAATTCAATATGATAGTTTGAATTAATATTATTATAATACATAGTCATTCCATATGTCGTTGGTGTTATAGTTTTATCTGTGTATCCAAATTGTAAAGGTCCAACTCTTTTAATATTGAGCAAATCATGTTTATGATTTCTATATATGAACCATTTTTCCAAATTCCTATCATCATCTAGATCTCTATCATATTCGCATATATCAATGCCACTAAAATTAGCATTATTATTAAGACCTCCACCCTTTAATCCTCTATATATTCTTATAATTGAATAATTATGGTCGTCTGTGGATATATTGCGTATTTGTAAAGGTACTTTTAAATCTTCTTCATTCCACCCAAGTGCTATTTTTTGATTTGTAAAAAATCCATCAGTATTTTTAGTTATTCTTAAAGTTTCAATAAGTGAATCATTTTGGTAATATAAATCTGCGTTAACCCCTTGTTTAATATTTAACCCTTTCATTTTTGACGACAGCATAGACGCTGAACTATCATAATTAATACAATATTTATAAGTTTCTTCATTAAATAAATTAAAATAATTCTTATTCTTATCATAAATAAAACTTGATATTTTACTGATAATATTATATTTTGATACAGAATATTCGGTCGCACACATTTTTCCCACAATATCTAAACGCAAATCTTCGCGAGGAATATTGATATTTATACCAACACCCTTATTTGTAATAGATAGGGATGGAGGACTATTTTTAAAATTTGGGTAATTTACTCCTCTTTGCAATTTTGTTATATCATACGAAGGATAAAAATATATATTATTTTCTTTGCCATTTACAACATTTGTATTAATAATTAAACTATTATCAAAATAATCAACATATGATATTCTTCCAATATTTGCGATGAATGAATTAGGCATGGTATTATCTTGTAAAATTATTTCAAATTTTCTATTATTTTGAACTTCGTCAAGCACATTCGCTGGAGTATTATTTTTATAAACATTTACTATACCTGGAAAATCACCTTCGCTAGGGCCTATGCTTAATCTTTTCGGAAAACTTATATTACTGTTAGCATCTATATTTACTATACCTGGATTAAAAATAGTATAAAAATAGTTGGACCCACCATTCTTATCTGGATTTATACGATACCCATCTATCTCTAGAAAATTAGTAATCTTTAATTTATTAATCTCTAATATTTTTTCAGGATTAAAGTTAACTGTGCCTGTGAAATTAGCGTTGGTATTTATAGTAATATTTTCAGCATTTATATTTGTTGAATTTAATGTTTTTGAACTAATATTACTTGTAGTTAATAAATTTATTACATTAACATTATTATTAAATATATATTCATCTCCATAAAATGAACCTCTTCTTATTATTGATGGATTAATATTGGTGAGTCCTTCTGCACGTATATATATATCGTCTATATTATTGTATTGTTTATTAAAATGATTATATATTATTACATCTTCAAACTTAGATGCTCCTTTAACAACTAAACGAGGATTTTTTTCAATTTGTACAGTAGAATATATACCATTTATTAAATTTTTTTTATTATATATTATAGTTTCACTCTTATCTATTCCAATACAAACATTCGCATTTTCATCAATTGTCATTGCGGCATAGTCTGTGTCGTTTACATATCTAGGTAAAGCGATCCTTTTATTATCATATAGCAAATTCATTTCACTAGGTGTTTTGCTAACATGAAATTCTAATGGCATTCCCTTTGTTGTTGAAATTACAGCAGGAGATTTTGAATTTGCGCCGATTATGCCAATTGATAATTTTGACAGATTGGGATCAATTGCTGTACCTGCGATACTTGTAGATTTTGTATCATTTCTAATTGCTAACTGAATAGAATTAAAATCATTATTAGTCGCTGTATTAATATTTAAAGCATGTTTATTATAATTTGTATCTACAAATGCTCCTAATGTTAAATTATCTTCTGTATAAACATTATTAACAGGAAACTGAATATCATTAATATTATTATTATAGAAAGCAATACCAGTTTTGAATGGATGCGTTTTTTTATGATATTCCACAGCATTTATTAAATCAAGTACGAGATTACTAGTTAATGTACCTTCAATAGTTATATTGCTGAATTGAATACCATTCGCGCGAATTATACCATCACAGTGTATATTTTTACTAACATAAAGTGATGTGTTCGCATCACTTTGATTGTAAATATTGCGGCTAGTATTAATAGAAACACCGCGACTATTAACATACATATTTCGAATACCATCTCGAGTATTGTCAGCGTAATTCGCGGATCCTTTGCCATCTCCAACAACTAAATATTCAGTATCATTCATATTCAATCTTTCAATTTCATTATAGTTATCTATTCCTGTATTAATACCAATTCCAAGCGAATCAACTTTAATAATTGGTTCGGTTCCTTGAATAACAAAATTAGTCATTATACTATATATAATTCTATTTTATTCTATTTAAAAGAAATAAACAATTAATATTTATATAATAAAATGATATAATGAAAAATTGATATTAATTATATACTTCTAATATTTATATAATATGAAACGCATTCAAGGAATACATAATAAAACACAAGATATTGAAATTATTAATCAACCGTATAATAATAAGAATATTCTCCTTCAAACTGCTGACTTACAAGAAATATTCAATAACAATGGATTAAATAATATTAAATTTAAAAATATTGATTTATATCGCGTAGCATTTGTTCATAAATCATATTGTACTATGAAAAATATTGATTTTGATAAAAGTAATATTAATTGCCCTGCTGACAGTTTACCACTCCAAGATATGTCTTACGAACGTCTAGAATTTCTTGGTGATTCACTTATAGGTATGATAGTTGCTAATTATTTATATAATAGGTTTCCTGATCAAAACGAAGGTTTCTTATCAAAAATAAGAACAAAAATAGTTAATGGCAGAATGTTAGGATATTTATCAGATAAAATTGGTTTTCCAAAGTTTGCCATAATATCAAAGCAAGTTGAGGAAACAGGTGGCCGAAATAATTTTAAAATCATGGAAGATATTTTTGAAGCATTCATAGGTGCTTTATTTCTAGATTTTCAAACAGAGAATGACAAGGTTCAACTTCCAAATAATATTAATATTTCGCCTTTTACAGGCGCAGGTTATTTCATCGTGGAAAGTTTTATTATTTATATAATTGAGAATTATATTGACTTCTGTGAATTAATTAGATTAAAAAACAATTACAAAGATATGTTAGTATCTTATATGACACATAATCTTCAAGATATACCAAAATTTTATGAAGTCAAAATAACAATTAAAGATAATATCCGCATTTTTACATATTGTATAAAAGATAGAAACAACGCTATTATTGCTACATCAACCGGAACTAATAAAAAAGAGGCGGAAAATAATACAGCTAAAGAAGCATTAATATATTATAATGTAGATATTTGCTAATATAATTCAAATATAGTATTAAATATCCAATTATTCTATAACCCTTCATATATATTTAGCGTACAATTAATCCAATAGCAAATAGTCCAAAACAACCACATATAATCTTTATAGTATCATTCCTATTATTTTGTTCCATTATTCTTTGTTGTTCTTGTTCCATTATTTTTATTAGCTTTTCTTGACGTTCTTCATCTCTCAATTTTATTAGATAAGACATGTCATCATATTTTATTTTACATTCAATATTATTAATTATTACTCTTTCATAAGGTGTTAATTTATTCATAGCATCTTTATATTCTTCAACCAAAATTTGTTCATTAAAGTTATTTCTCTCTGGATAGAGACAATCATACATATACGGATGTAGTCGTATCCTTGGTATATCCATTTGTCTGCGTTATTTGATTTTTACGACCTGTGTATATACTAATAGTTTGCTTTTGTTTTTCAAACTAAACAAATCATTTTTTTATAATTGTTAAATATTATTTGATAAATATAGTAATATTATATAAACAAAATATAAGATTTTATATTTACTATTACAATTATATTATTTTCATAATGGATAAATTAAATATTACACATCTTGTTTTATCAGGCGGTGGCATGAAAGGTGTAATATTTATAGGTGCACTAAGATATATGTATATTGAAAATTTACATAAGAATATTACGCATATAGCAGCAAATTCAATAGGTTCTTTTGTAGCATTATTTATTACATTTAAACTTACAATAGAAGAAATAGAGAAAATAATTTATGATTCAAAAGATGATAATAATTTATGCTATATACCAACTAAAAATTATTACAAGATTATATCAGAACTAGGTTTATGTTCTATCACATATTTTATGGAACATTTAAAAAAATTATTACGCATTAAATATCCAGATATGAAAGATATGACTTTTAAAGAAGTATCAAAAAGGTTTGGAATAAATTTATATTTTTCAACAACAAATATAAATAGATGTGAAAATCGTATTTTCTCTATTGATGATACACCTGATATTTCTGTATTTACTGCTTGTGAAGCATCTATGTCTATACCATTAATATTCAATCCAGTTTTTATTGAAGGTGAATATTATTATGATGGTGCGTTTACAAATAATTTTCCTATTAAAATTTTTTCGCATGTTTCAAAAGAACATATTATTGGTATGGTTATATATAAAGAAAAAAATAACTACGAACCTTCTAATAAAAAAATAAATATTTTTTTCATATTAAGACAAATATGTAGAATGTTTGAAATATTACGAATTAGTCAAGTAACAGGAAATGAAATAAAGTTAGAAGATAAGGATTATTATTTTATGCCAAAAGATATTAAAATGTTACATTCAATGAATATAAATGTTAATAGGAAAGGCGTTAAAATTGATTTATCAACAGAACAAATTAATGAGATGATATTATATGGATTTACAAGTATGGCAGAGTATATTGAGAAAAGGAAAGAATTATTATATAATAAAAATAAAGCAAGATTAGGAGATAATTCAGAATTATATATTTAATTTTAGTGAATAATAGATACTTATGCCCATCCAGAAAGCTCTGATGTTGGCTGTTGTGTAAACGACTTTGCTGGCTTTACATTTAAAACATTAGGAAGTGATTTACTTGGTGGTTTACTTGGTGGTTTACTTGGTGATTTACTTGGTGGTTTACTTGGTGATTTTTTAGAAGTAGAAGAAGCACATGAAGGCTGTGTGTCATTAGGAAAGAGTTTAGTATAACCTTTTCTTTTACAGTAAGTTTCTTCCATAGTAGTGCTATTCGCGTCATTTAATATATCAAAAAGCTCTTTGAGTTTTTTGCTATTCGCGTCATTTAATATAGCATAAAGCTCTTTGAGTTTTTTGCTATCCGTATTATTTAATATAGCAAAAAGCACTTCGAGTTTCTTTGTTCTCAGGCTTGCGAGATAATTTGCGATTTTTTTTTGCGTATTAGACTTTTGTTTGGTTTCTAATACTGGTACTGTATTTTTTTGCGTATTAGACTTTTGTTTGGTTTCTAATACTGGTACTGTATTTTTATAGTACAACCCAAAATGCGGCGCTTCATAAATAGTTCGCATTATGTTGGGTTGTTGCGACCATCTCATAGATCCCTGATGACGACGTGTAGTTTGCTTTTTTGCTATATTTTGCTGTTGTGAAACAGACGCATGTTGTTGTGGTGCAGACGGCATAGATACCATAGGATGATACGATAAGGGTTGTCGTGACATGGACATAGATACCATAGGACGCTGTGTAGCTTGCGTATTTGCTGTATTCTGCTGTTGTAAAACAGACGCATATTGTTGTGGCACATGCATAGATAAGGGTACTTGTGACCTGCGCATAGATACAATAGGATGATGCGTAGCTTGCGTATTTGCTTTATTATGCGGGTTTTCAACACGAATTGTTCTCATATCATCTGCATAACGAAGAGCGCTGCTGATTCCATTATTATTATTCATATTCAATTTATAATTATATTATATAATTATATAATATAATGAATACTGAACCATATATATTTCTTTTAGATTTAGATGGTACAATAATAGGTGATTGTAGTTATCAATGTGATATTTATAATATACAAGAAATAATTAAAAAAAATATATTATTAAAAAATAATAGTATTCATTCAGTAGATCTTACGAAATATAAATTATTATGCGATAAAATGCTAGACAATTGCTATAATTTACAATCTAAATTACTAAGACCAAACTTTACAAGATTTATGTCAGAAATGAAAAAATTATATCCGAATAGTTTCTTTTTTATCTATACGGCATCGGAGAAGACATGGGCAAATAAAGAGATTTTAATTATAGAGAAACAAAATAATATTAAATTTAATAGACCAATATTTACAAGAGATAACTGTTTTAAAGATAGTACTGGTAATATTAAGAAATCTGTAATAAAAATATTACCGCAATTATTAAAATCAATAAAAATGCCAAAGACGCATTCAATACTTAATAATATATTGATTATAGATAATAATCCAACATTTGTAGATTATACTGATAATTTATTAATTTGTCCAACATATGATTATTTAAAGTTTCATAATCTATGGGAGAGTATACCTCATGAATATGCTAAAATATCTGAACTAAAGCATTTTGTATCAAGATTAATAATGAATAAAAAGCTATATATTAAAAATAACCCATCTAATACAATAATATTAGAAAAATTACATAAATGGTTATATAGAAAATACAAAAAAATTAATAAATATAACAGTAAATACGAGAATGATACCTTCTGGTCAAATCTTGCTACATTAATTAAACATCATAATATTAGTTCATTTAATAAAAAAACAGTCAATATGTTGCATAAAAGTTTATAAGTAATATTATATAGAAAGTTAATACTATTATATAAATAAAACAAATATTTAATATATATTAAGTATATTATTTATATGATATATATTAGTTTTGATATTGGTATTAAAAATCTTGCTTTGTGTATTTTAAAAAAGACGGACGCTGAAATTAACATATTAGATTGGAGAATAATATCTCTTGCCGATAAAAAAAAAGATATTAAAGGTATTGATGATATATCTGAGAGAATATATATGGAACTTGATAATATTATAGGTTTTCTTAAAGAAAATGGAATAGACAATATTGATTATGTATTAATTGAAAATCAACCTTCAAACTTAAATGGTATAATGAAAACAATCCAATATATAATTTATTGCTATTTTAGTCTTTTAAAATATTGGGATAAAATAATAGATAATGTGGTACTAGTTAATGCTTCTCTTAAAACTAAAACACACGACTATAAACCTGATATACAGATTAAAATGGATGAAACACAAAAGACTAAAAATGTTAAAGGGTTTAGGCGTGATAAATATAAAATGAATAAGCAGACAAGCATAGAAATTTGTAAAAATTATATCAAAGATGATGTATATCTATGTGATATATTTGATAATAATAAGAAAAAAGACGATTTATCTGATGCTTGTTTACAAGCAGTCTCTTATATTAGACATAATGTAAGCGACGCACACAAAGTTAATTATAATAAATTAACATTTCTAAGATGCACAGAAAATTTAACTTCTGATATATCAACCTATTAATATTATTATTTTATTATATATATATAGAAAGAATAGTATAATGGCTGGTAGTTGCGGAATGAGTAATCAAGAAGGAGGAGCAAAAAAACGTAAATTAACTCCTTATAATAAGTTTGTTAAAAAAATGTATAAAGAACTTCATAAAAAATATCCTAATGATACAGCACCTCAAATTATGAAAAAGATTGGTGTTGAATGGAAAAAAACGAAGAAATGATATAGTAGTACTCGTATTACACAGTAGCAGCACGAGACGCATAGGATGAAGAAGGATTAGGTGTAAATACCCTTATTTTTTTTTTTAATGATTTAGATTCTGTCATTTTAATTTCATTATTTTGAACATTGTATATTATTGAATTATTTAAATTATCTATAAATGTATTATCTCTTAAATGCCCTTCTACTTTTTTATCTTTGCTTTTAACAATATTTAATTTAAAATATTCATTTAATTTATATTTCAATTCTTTGATTATTATAGGATCTAATGCTATATCCTTATCCGGTATTATTTTAAATGATTTTTTATTTTTTTGTTTAAAATACATAGTACGTTTTTTTAACCCACCACCATATGACATACCTGCCTCTTCAAAATCTTCATTATCAGCTTCCCATGCCATTTCATAACTATCATATTGTTTATCTATAATACAATTTAAAGCGAACCATTTAGTAAGATTTTTAGTTCCGCTTAATTGTTTTTTATAGTATTCTTCTTCATCTGTTCCACTTTTCCACCAAGCAAACCCATTTAATAACTCTAATGTTCTATCAATCCACCATTGAGGAGGTGGGTTATTCCATTTACTTGGATGTTTAAAATTCTTTGCAAAAGAAGTCCATGCAGCATCTTCTGGTAATAAAAAATTTGGTATATAATCCCAATCATCCTTACTTATATAATAATTGTCTGGGGGTGCTGAATATTTATAAACTCCATCAAATGGTAGAGGGTTTATTGCGCGTTTTTTAGCATCCGCGCTATAAACGTAAGGCAATTCATATCCTAATGGATAATTTAAATTATATGTTCTCATATATGTAATTAATCTATTAAGGAAATTTCTAATAAATAATCGTAAACCAGAATCATACTTTTTCCAAGAATTTTTTCCATTGCTTGATACTACTCCTAAATATTCTTGCTTTCGTAACCATATGCCAATATACCATAGATGCGTTGATTTGTCATGATATGTGAAATCGACTTTATGAGTTTGGCCTGTACTATCGCCTGTCATATAATGTAAAAATATTTGTGGATATACTGATAATTCTAATATAACAACTAACTTTCTATAAAATTCTATTAAATCGCCCGCAGATGTACTATTGCGACGATTGGCTATTCTTAACACAGCTTCGCCTATATATGATAATAATAAATTAATTCTAGCACAATTATTTATTTTATTTGTACCATCTCTAAATTGCTTAAATAATTCTTCATATAATCCAATATTATAATTTAGTTTGCTAGAATTATTAAACTCATCATCAAAACCACCGCTAGATAAGTTTGCTTTCTCTAAATCACTAACTTTTAAATGCGCTAGCCCTGGAATTTTTGATAAACAAATGCCAATATTTTTTTCTATATAATCAAAATATTCACAAAAAAATATAATCCAATCTTGACTATTTATAGGGAATTTTATTTCATCTTCTATATTCTTTGCAATTAAATTTCTGGATTGTTGAGATAGTGTTGTTGATAATGTATATCCATCTTCGCCTTTTTTCTTCTTAACATTTACTTCTTTTATTTTATTTTCTACAAGTTCAGCAATACGCGAACTTCTTCTCAAAGACATCTTATTAATCTATTATATTAGTAGATATTATTTAAAATATGGTTGCCAAATATGTAAAACCCACAAATAAAAATTATACTATATATACTATTTCTAATTGTAAATATTGTGATATGGCAAAAGAGCAAATTAAAAAAACATCTAAATATGATAATATAAAATGCGATAAATTTATAGAAACATGTAGAGAAAGAGATAAATTTTATAAATTTATGAAAGAATTAACAATAATACCATATTATTATTTCCCTATGATATTTAAAAATGGCAAATTTATAGGAGGATTAAAAGAGCTATTAACACATAAAAAGGTTATAAAAGTATATAAATAATATGTTTGAAATATTAAATAAGATATGATTGCTGTTGATGGAATTATTCTTGTACTAAGTTGTCAAAAATATTTACATACAAGATTAAAAAATATTAATTTAAAAGATGATTATGGAAAATGGAAAGTAATATATGTTATTGGAGATTTATTTTTAGATTGTGATTATAAACTTGAAGGAAACTTCATGACTATTAAATGCGAAGATTCATATATTCATTTATTAAAAAAATACGTTTTATCATTAAAATATCTTTATGAAATATTTGATATTAAAGAAGGTATTTTGCGTTCTGGAGATGATTTAATTTTTAATGATAAATTATTACAAACATTTTTAGAATCGCCTAAACAGGTAAGGGTTAGTCTTACAGAATATATTGAGTTTGATTATTATGGTAGATCAACTAGTAATCAAAGTTTATTTTCAGAAGATATTTTGGAGGAGGAACTAAAAAAGGTAGTAGAAGATAATTGGAATATTGATTATTATAAATTACACCCTGAAGATATTAAAAATCCTCTACATAATCTTAAAGGAATAGATATTTCAAAATATACTTTGCGACCAGATATTAATTATAATATTGGTGTATTATATTATGTATCTAACAAATCATGTAAAATTTTAATTAACCATATGGAAAATATTAATTACAATGTTTTTCATTATGATGAATATTCTTGCTCATATCCATATACTATTGAAGATCTTGGTGTTGGATTTATTTTATTTAAAAATAAAATAGGTTTTATACATAGTGAATTAATGTGGTTAAATGTTGAAAAAGGTGATGACTATGAATATACCCAAATATTTATAGCTATTCATGGAAACAATGGAAAATATTAATTACAATGTTTTTCATTATGATGAATATTCTTGCTCATATCCATATACTATTGAAGATATTGGTGTTGGATTTATTTTATTTTTAAATAAAATAGGTTTTATACATGATGAATTAATGTGGTTAAATGTTGAAAAAGGTAATGACTATGAATATACCCAAATATTTATAGCTATTCATGGAAACAAAAATGAATAGCTATAAATGTATATAAGTAAATAAGATAAATAATAAATAATAACTATTAATACAGTATATGATTGCTGTTGATGGAATTATTCTTGTACTAAGTTGTCAAAAATATTTACATACAAGATTAAAAAATATTAATTTAAAAGATGATTATGGAAAATGGAAAGTAATATATGTTATTGGAGATTTATTTTTAGATTGTGATTATAAACTTGAAGGAAACTTCATGACTATTAAATGCGAAGATTCGTATATTCATTTATTAAAAAAATACGTTTTATCATTAAAATATATTTATGAAATATTTGATATTAAAGAAGGTATTTTGCGAGCAAATGATGATTTGATATTTAATGAAAAATTATTACAAACATTTTTAGAGTCGCCTAAACAATTAAAGATTAATAATAATGAATATGTTGAGATAGATTATTATGGTAAATCAAGTACTTCAGAAAATTTATTATCAGAAAATATTTTAGAAGAAGAACTTAAAAAAGTAAGAGTAGATTATTGGATGGTTAATTATTATAGATTACACCCACAAGATATTGATAATTCACAAAATAATCTTAAAGGAATAGATATTTCAAAATATGTTTTACGACCTGAAATTCGTATTGGTGCTTCTGGTGTATTATTTTATGCATCTAATAAATCATGTAAAATTTTAATGAACCATATGAAAAATATTAATTACAATATTTTTCATTATGATGAATATACTTGCTCATATCCATATATTATGGAAGATTGCGGTATAGCATTTATTTTATTTAAAAATAAAATAAGTTTTGTAAATTATGAATTTCTATGGTTAAATGTTGACGAATGTGAAGATGATAGTGAATATGCTCAATCATTTATAGCTATTCATGGAAACAAAAATGAATAGAAGGGTATAAATGTATATAAGTAAATAAGTTAAATAATAACTATTAAATACAAGATATGATTGCTATTGATGGAATTATTCTTGTAATAAGTTGTCAAAAACATTTAAATACAAGATTAAAAGAATTAAGATTATCACAAAATGATTATGAAAATTGGAAGGTAATATATGTTATTGGAGATTTATTTTTAGATTGCGATTATAAACTTGAAGGAAACTTTATGACTATTAAATGCGAAGATTCGTATCTTCATTTACTTAAAAAATTGGCTCTGGCTTTGAAATATATATATGAAATATTTGATATTAAAGAGGGTGTTCTGCGTGCTAATGATGACTTAATATTTAACGAAAATATTTTGAAAACATTTTTAAAATCTCCAAAAAAAATAAAGATTAATGATAGCGATGATGAGATAGACATTGATTATTTAGGTAAATGTTCATATGGTGGTCATTTAATAGATTATAATGTTTTACATGATACTTTAAAAAATTGTATTAATTCTAATAGCTATCATTTAGTATATTATTATCAAACACATCAAGAAGATTTATACAATCCACAACATAACTTGCAAGGCATTGATATATTTAAATATTCAAGGGCTCCATATATCCCAGCTGTGATATTTGGTCCTCTAATGTATCTTTCTAATAAATCATGTAAAATATTAATTAATCATATGAGTAATATTGGCTATAATATATATCATTATGACGAGGATACGGATTCATATCCTTATACAATAGAAGATTGCGGAATATCATTTATTTTAATTTCTAATAATATTAATTGTTTACATAATAAATATTGGCATGATAATGCGGAACTTGATATGAATGCTAATTTACTAGAAAATCATAAAAAAAATACATTATATACTAATAACACTGAATATCTAGCAATACATACAAATATTTATAAGTAAATCATATCATAAATTTTTAATCATGTAAGTATCAATTAAATTATACCCTAAATTTTTATAGTATCCTCTTACACCTGTTCCACTAATTATAGCAATTTTTGTATAACCATTATCAATCGCGATTTCTTCTGCTTTCGCTACTAGTTGCTTTCCAAACCCTTTGTGTTGCATGGACCCTTCTATATTATTTCCTACGCTATTTAAATTTGAATATACATGTAATTCTCTAATCAACGCACAAGATTTAATGCTATGTAATACATTGCTATCTTCTTTATTTAAGCGTAGACGCAAAAATCCTATTAAATAATTTTTATTACAATTAGTATCAAAACTAATATGATATTCATCGCTATCAGACGCCATATATTTTTCAATATTTATTTTGACATTCTCAATTGATACATTATTCCCTTTAATTTCACGACATCTAATACATTTGCAATCCCATTTATTTAGTTTCATGTCATTTTGGAGAAGTTGCCTCATATTTACAAACTTTGTTGAATAACCACCTTCTATGTAATGTCCTGGAATATCACGAATAATACGATTAAGTCGTTTATATTTTTGAACCTTTTTCTTAAAATCTTTAATAAGCTCATATAATAACATATCATCATATGGGACATAAGTACCTTCGTCAAACCATTTTTTTATTTTTGTATAAGGCACAATAGCAGTTGGATATATTTTATATTGATCTACTTGTATTCTTTGGTCATATAAGATTTCATCAAACATTATTCTATCAATATCATATGTTGACCCTGGTAAATTAGGCATTATGTGGATATCCACTTTAAAACAATTATTTTTAAGAAGCTTTATTGCTTCATAAGCACACTCTATTGTATGTCCTCTCATGATTTTTTTTAAAACATTATTATTTGTATGCTGAACACCTAATTGTATTCGTGTACAATTATACCTGCGAAAATTAGCAATCTCCGCAATATTAATAGTATCAGGACGTGTTTCTAATGTAAGTCCAATAATATGAATTTTTGATGTTTCATTTATTTCAATTTCTTCTTCTAATGTTTTCTTGTTGCGCTTTGGTTCATTATCAAAATAAATATTTGCGGAATAATATAATTCAGTTATAAAGCGTTCTTGATAATTTAATGGATATTCGCTCCATGTTCCACCCAAAACAATAATTTCTAATTTATCTGGAATATGTCCCATATTAATAAGGGTTGATATACGTGAATTCATTTGCTTTATTGGGTCAAAATCATTAGCATTTGCTCTTAATACAGCTGGTTCTGAATATAAATAACTTCTAGGCTGTGCTACCCAATTATTTCCTTCGTGTGCAGGTTCATTGGGACAATACGCACAATCATGTTTACATGAAAAACGTGCTGTTTTAATTTCACCATCTTCATTAATATATTGTGGATGCGCGGAAGTTAAAACAGTAATTACAAGAACACCTGAATTTGATTTACATTTTTTTTTGGTTATAAGATTACGCAGTTGTTGATTATCTAAATTAAGATACTTATATATCTTAATAAACTCTGCATTTGAAATAGTATATTTATACTTTTTTTGAATATTTTTTTTAAATTTGTCAATATCGTTGTTTGTTTTAAAATTTTCAATATTGTTTTCAAATTCACTAGCTATTCTTTCCATTAATTCATTAAAAATGTTATTTTCTTTGTATTCTTTATGGTTATTACTATGAATATCTTCTATATCTGTTATTATTTTAGATGGTTCATCAATAGAAAATGAAAATATATTAGAAAGTGATTTAATAATATTCATATTATGTTATAAGCTTAAATATAAGTTAAATCATTTTTTATTAAATTTGTTCAGTTATATATTATATAAAATAAAAATTGATTATACATGTTGATTTAATTTACTAAGAAAGCAACAAGCAAACGCAAACAGAAAGAAAGCAACCAAGCAAACACGAACGCGAACAGAAAGAAAGAAAGCAACAGTATGTTTAAATTTCCTTATCATCACGAAGAACCAAAAATTGTTTTTGATAAGATTTATGGCGAATATGATATTTATTATTATTCAATGCGTATTCTAAGCATTCATCTTTCTAATTTAGAAAAATATCAAGGAATATGTACAATTGACCTAGATAATGCTGAAGATTATTGTAAGTTAGAGATGAATATTAATGATAGAATTGTTATTACTAAAAATGAATTACCTAATGAAAATGTAGTATACAAGATAATTAGGAGCATTAAAAGTGAGCATTTCTTGAAATTTATTAAATCTTATTGTAAAAATAACAATATTTCTTACACTACTAATCTTAACTATATTGATATGAGAAAATTCTTAGCATATGCTTGTATTGAACTCGTCAATATTTATAAAAATGATATGATTAATGGGTGGATAGATAATAAATGGGAAAAAGTTGAAAGCCCACAATGTAAATCTTATAATTATGACTATTAAAAATCCTTAGTTGAGACGCTGCTAAGGATTAACATTAAAAATAATAGCATATTATTATACATTATTAATTCTATATCTATTTGCTAATAAATCTAATAACTATACGAGATAAGACAAACTATATAATAAATATATGAAATATAACTATCAATATTTTATCTTTTTCACAAAATATTAGAACAAATCTATAATATTTGTCGAGTATTTGAGAATTATTATTTGGTTTTTTTGAGATTTTAACATTTTTTTCGTTAAAATCAACACATATATTTTTATCAACTAAAATATTGCTTCCAACGAAGATATATATAATTTAGAAAAAATAATGAATGATATGACAAAAATCAAAATAGACTAATTACTATATAAATATTTACATTTAGTAGATAAACTCTTATAATTATCA